CAACGACACCGCCCAAAACCCGATTACCCAAGCCACCCTCAGCACCGCCAGCGCCAGCAGCCGCACCTGATGCCGCGCCATAGCCCAGACCTTTGAGAGTCATTGATCCAAGGGTCGGCAAAGCAGCAGCCGTGCGAGCTGCACCAGTAGCGGCAGCGGGTGCCGTGGCACCGCCAGTGAATGGAGCAGCAATCAGTGCAGCAGCCGTAGGCAGCAAACCGCCAACAAGCTCACCCGTGAAGGCGCGGCCTGGGTACTGCTCTTCGTACTGCTTGATGCCAGCGCGGACTCTGGCCAGTTCTTTCTCGTATTGCGACTGCGGTGCCTGACCAGTCACCAAACCACTCAAGGTCTGTTGGGCATCAAAAGCGCTCATGCCTTTTGACATTAAGGCACGCATTGCGGCCTCGATCTCGTCAGCAGTGTTAAACGTCAGGCCTTGAAGTAAGGACCGGCCAAAGCCTGCATCAATGGGTGGGCCGCCAACCTTTTTTGCGCTGGCGACTGCTGCCTCAAACCTTGTTGGGGTGTAACCCTCAGTCTTTAGGTATCCAACAATGTCAGACTGTGGCGCATTTTGCGCTTGCATCTTGCGTACATTTTCTTGCACGCGCTCAATGTTTGATTGATCAGCCATTATTGAGGCCTCGGTGTAAGGTTATATCGATTTGTGTATGAAGACCCACCTTGCGGCTGAGCTGCACCAGGTGCTGGTAAAGCAGCGGCATCAGCAGCAATCTGAGCAGGCGTCTTCATACGCTTGAACGGGTCAAAAACAACTTGGTTGGGGTCGAGTTTGTAATTTTGCGCCACGTTTTTATAACGCTCAATCATGTCATCTGACAGTATGCGCTGGGACTCAATGATGTTGCGAGCCTGACCAAGAAAATCATTCCTGATGTTTTCTCCAATGCGCTGACCATTCAATGCACGGTTGTACATATTCCTGACGGTATCAGCAACGCCACCGGCATTGGCAGCAGTTGCGAATTCACCTTCACGCACAACTGATCCAGGGTCCAAAACCTTCATAAATCCATAGATCAATGCAATGTCACCAGCACTTGTGTTGTTCTTTGCGGCAGTCTCGATCTTTTGATATGCCTGCGCCAGTTCAACAAAAGGTTTTGCCTGTGCAGTAAATTCAGAGCGCAGATCTTTCTCGTTGCCGAATGCCTTGCCAGTTCCAGGAATGATGGGCTGGGGACCAGTGGGTGCAGCAGCGCCAGCAGCCGGTGCCGCAGGTGCTCGAGGTGCGGCACCTGGGACAGTAGGCGCTGCAACAGCACCAGGCGCACCAGCAGGCGCAGGCATGGGTGCGGCCAGACCAGCACCTCGGCCAGCACCGCCAACTACGTAATAACCAGTTTCTGCACCACCAACCACTTGAGGTGCAAGTCCGACATTGAATTGCTGGCCTGCCGTTACTTTGTTTTTGTCAACCGCAATGACTCGGTCACCCAACTTCTCAAGCACAATTTCTCGAGGAGGTCCAAAGTCAGTAATGGCCTTTAAAGCTCCAGACTCGTAACGCTGGACCTGGATGGGTTTCCCATCAGCATCAGTCATCATCATGGGCGTACCAGTTGGCTTGTCCATCGGGGCAAACTCTGAAGGTACAACCTTAAAGCCACCAGTCTTGGTGCGCTGTATTGCTTGGCCTTGAGCGTTGAAGTAAATGTCGCCTTGAGTCTCCTCAAAGGTCGGAGCCAACTTTTCGGCCATCTCTTGATAACGCTTGGCGTCTTCACCCTTGCCTGATGCGGCCATCAAGTCTGCCAATTGGCGGTATTGGTTGGCCTTGATGACGTTTTGAGGCACTGGAGCTGCTGCCGGCGCAGGTTGCCCGATCATCTCAGCGCGTTGCATCGTAGGCCCAGCAGGCAGCCCAGGCATCGCAATGGCCTGCTCTGGCGTGATGGGCGCACCAGGCGCAGGCATCGGTGCAGCAGCACCACCGCCACCAAGAATCTTTGCAATGTTTTCTTGCATGGTCATCTGGCGCTTGTACTCATCCAACTTCTGACGGGTCAGCAGCTGCTGAATCGCACCCTCTTGAGCCTTGCCATATGCACCCGTCCCAGCCTGCAAGCCTGCACCAAGCGCTTGGCCAAGGGATATGGGGGTTGTTGATGGGCCGCCTGCTTGGAGCAGTGCCGCAGCCGTGGACAGCAGCGCTTGGCGCTGCATTGACTGTTGCTGCTCAGGCGTCAGGTACTCACTCAGGGCAGACGTGCCGCCGCCAAAAATGTCGCCCAGCAAGCCCATATTGAAATCTGCCATGATGTTTGTTCCTTAACCCAAGCCCAGCAAACCGCCAAGGATTGCGCCATAACCTGCATACTGAGGGTTGGCAGCGCCACCCAAGATGCTGCCCAACTGAGCGCCACCAAGAGCACCGCCAAGACCACTGGCCATCTGATTGCGGTAAATCGGCGTGGTGGTGGATGCACCCAAATTCGGCACCTGTTGCCCCAAAGCACTGCCAGTCAGGCCAAGGCGCTCAGAGGCCAGGTTGCGTGCAGCGTCAAGCCGCGCCTGGGCCAACTGCTGGCGCTGCTGCTCGGCAGTCATTACGGCCTGCGCACCCGTCATTCCAAGGTTTTGCTGCTGGGCACCCAAAGCACCCAACTGCCCAACGGCAGTCTGGCGAATGCCTGCACCAGCGATCTGGTTGGCGATGTTTGCCCTGGCCGCCTCCATGGCCCTGGCCGCATCAGTCTGGCCAAGCCCGGCAGCCGTGGTGAATCCTTGGGCACGCAACTGGGCAGCAATGTTTGCTACCTGGCGCGTGTAGTCCTCGTTTGCAAGTGACTCAGCCACTGCCTGACGCGAACCGCCAAATGCTTTAGCCCCAATTGCTTTGACCTGCTGGGCCTGCTGGGCAATCTGGCGCTGGCGCTCAATGTCTGCCAGCATACCTTGCACAACTTGCTGCTCGTAAGGGTTCTGATAGGCACCCATGTACTGCGCACCCGTCATGGCCTGAATCTGCTGGGGTGTGTAGCCAACCTCTGCCAGCGCCAACTCGGCAGCCCGGTTGGTGGTTTGCTGACCAGCACCACCAATGCCGGTGGCCGTGAGCTGTTTCTCTGCCGTGGCGTAGTCAGGTGTGAAACCCTCAAATTGCCGGGTTCCAAGACCTGCCGCTGCGGTTCTGGCGTCAGCCAACTGCTGCAAATATGCGGCCTTGATGTCAGGATCAATGGACGTTGACGTGGTTGAAGATGATGGAGTGCTGCCACTCAAAGCCTTTGCGGCCAAGCCTGCTCCCACAATTGCTTGAGTTGGAGTGATGTTACTGAGCAGGCCTCCAAGGCCACCGCCAGCGGCAGCAGCAGGTAGGGCCGCTGTATATGGGTTGAATGCACCGCCAGCAGAGGACGCCAAGCCACCTCCAGCAGTTGACAAAGCATATGGGTCTGCAACTGCACCAGCAAGACCAGCAGCACCGGCACTAGCAGCTCCAGCTCCTGTGCCACCAGCAGTCAAACCAGCAATGGCGTCATACGCAGCCAGATCGGCAGCGCCTGCGCCAGCAGCGCCTGCACCAGCAAGAGTTTCACCGCCAACTGCACCGCCTGACAAATAAGCAGCCGTGGCAGCCGCAATCAATGGTGCATTTTTTGATAAACCCAAGTCTTTATCTGCCTGCGCCAATCCTTTGCTGATTGCCGGGGTCGGATCAAGTTGTGCTAGTGCGCCCATTTAAACCTCACAATTGTTTCGTATGTTCTGAACAAACCATCATCAATTTTTTTCACTTCAAATGGATATGGTTGTTGCTGGAATAGTTCGCTGATTCTCGGGTTGTCGTAGAACGTGACGGCATAGTCGTATCCATGCTCCTTCAAGTCATCGAGGTACTTTTGCACATTAGACACAAGGTCTTTTGCGCGCTCACCATTGATGCAATGAAATTCAATGCCGTTTTTCTCAATCTTCTTTGTCAAGATCAGAGTGTCACCCTGACGCACAACAAAGTTTCCTGTCTTTGGCGCATTCATCAAACCATCAAAGTAGGCATCAACCGTCACGGCAAAGCCGCCATAGTTCTTGGCCAGGTCTTCGGTGAGGATTTGCCTTATGTCTTTCATGGTCAAATTTTAAGCCTCAACGCTTGCCAGCGGCGATCACGTCCAAACGGTTGATGCCGACTCTCCAGTCATCGAGCACCGCCCCTGTGTACCTGACCTTGACCTGGCGACCAGTGAACCGCACGTCTGTCGGCTGGCTTGCCGCATAGGGGCCGTAAGTTGTCTCTGTTGAGGTCGGATACATTCGCGTCTTAAACGACACAACAACCTCACCCAAGGTTTGCTCATCAGGGATGATTTGCCGCACCCGCATCACCTGCTCACCAGTTCCAATCTCCACAGGACCAGACTCAGCGTAAGGTGCGACAGAGTCATAAGCAAAACCAACCTCGTGCTCATAGATGTACCCGTCAGATGAAACCATCAAGGGATTCAAGTAGACACCACGATCAGTCCCCGCGGTGCGAGCCAGGCTGCCAATCGCCCAGTGGTTCTCGCGGTAGTTATACGTGACATATGAGTCATTTTCATTTGACTGGCTTGACGGGTAGAACCAGATGATCTCGCCATACTTGGAGTTGTGGACGCAATAAATCTTGCTGGCCTGGTTGTAGTTGATGTTTTGGAAAATGTAGTCCCCAACATCAGAAACCAGTGGCTTGACATACCCGTCATAAACCCAAAACCCTGACTTGCTCATCCAAATTGCTGCCGTGTCAATGGCCGCCACAGACTGTGTGGAGATCAAGCCGCAGCCAGACCCGGCCTTCTCAAATGAGTAAACGTAAGGCAGGCCAATATAGGTGCCCACATGAACGTCAACATCTGTAAACAGCAGATTTACACCGCGAACGCGCTTGCCTGCCTTAAGGGTTCCAACACTTGCAAGTTCAAAATCCCCTGCCTGGTTGGTGGCTGCTGGCGTCCAGACGGTGTTATTTTCCTGGTCGCACCACTGAACCTTACGGGGATTGCCACCCGCGCCCAGCGCAAATACAAAGCGCTCTGCCGTGGTCATCACGGCATTGCAGCCCGTTGGCGCGTTGGTGATGGCAGCGGCCAGGGTTGGGGTTGAAAAGCCCAATTGCCACTCGTAGAGCTTGCCATCAGCATCTGAGCACGCGACCAGGTACTCGCCCCAGGTATCTAAACTCCAGGTCGTGGCTGGCGTCACGGTGCCAGTGTCAGGCCTTGCTACGCCATAGGCATAGTTGCCATAAGTGGAATACCCATACCCGGTCTTGATGACGGCATCAGCAACACCGGCAGTCAAGCCTGATGGGGTAATGTCTTTGAGTGTCCCCGCCTCGTTCATGGCGTAGAGCTTGGAATTTGTGCCGGCAGCGATCCAGCGATCCCCTGAGTTGTCGCGCCAGGTGATCAAGCCACGGCATGACCCGGTCAGTTGGCTGCTTGATCTCTTGCGCCACCCACCCCATGGCCGCAAAGTACCCTCAAACCAGCGAACCAGGTTGGCATCAAACCACCGCCCGGCTGACTGATATTCAGTTCCGTTGCGGTACACGCCTGGGGGGATTCTGAGTGCGGTGAGTGCCATGATGGGATTATGCGGAAAGATTGGACACAAAACTCATGGTGGCGATCACTGATGGAATCACTGGCCTGGTTGGAGTTGTGCCTGCTGCGTACTGTTCAATGGACACGCCAATGTCTGATGGCCGCCACATGATTTGGATATAGTCGTTTTCAGCCAAATCCACAAAGTAATTCATGGATGCAATAGTGTGAGATGGATCTCCAGCACTTTTTCTTTGGGATAAACCAAACCTTGAGTTGGACTTGGCAATGTCAGTCCCATTTTTGCGAAACCAAACGTCAACATCTTGAGTGTCATTCGTTGTATTTTTGAATTGAATGCTAAATTGCACGTTGTACAAACCGCCCTGAGACACATTCAGACGTGATGTATTTGACAGAGTAATCCCATTTGAGTAGTCAGTTGTGTCAAACGTGATGGCGTAAGCAGTTGTTGTATTGGCTGCCGTCTGGTCGGTTCCATCTTCAAACGCGCCATAAGGCAGGTTCAAGTACTTGCCACCTCGAGGCCCAATGACTGCTGACAATATATTGGTCAGCTTGCGAAAGTAGACCAGCAAGCCGCGATGGGTTTGCGCAGTCAGGCGCTCGTCATAGGTCTGACCCGGTGAGGGTAGATCTGGCGGTGCCGGGGTTTCGAGCTGCTGGTAAAGGTTTGTCATGTCAGGACTGCCAAAGCCTCATTGGTGTGTTTGATGCGGTCTTCAAGGCCAATTGTCCCACCGTTAATCTTCTTGGTGAGCGCTGCCCAGTCCCCTGCCTCGGCCAGGCGGTTGCAGTCATGCGTTGACCAGAACCAGCCTGCCGTCAAGGCAGCGTACTTTGGTGTGGCCACCAGCTCTGGCTGCATGACAAAGTCAACGCCTAGGGCCTGGCCAGCGTGAAAATAGTTGCTATGGCCGGTCAATTGGATGCAACCTCTGCCAGAAAAACGAAAACCGTCCCCTGACACCTCGTCACGGTTTCCCATGCGGTTGGCATAGACCATGTTGGCGATCTTCTTTGGGTTGCCAGCGTACTGGTTGGCAACGTCAAGAGTGGGGAAACGCTTGGGCCACAACTTCATAAGAGTGGCTGCGCGGTAATTCAAGTTCTCTTGCAGTACCTTGAAGTTTCCACATTCATGGCCGCACTGACCAATGAATGCGGCCTGCTGTCTCTTGGTGGAAATGTTGAACCGGCCAAAGGTTTCATTGAGCGCATCAACCCACTCAGGGCCAATGTGCAGTCTTTTCAGTTGATCAGCGTTGACCATTGATCTGCTCCCTCACTTTGTTGTAGGTGTCGATGCAGGCATTGAGCTGGACTGTGTTTCTGTCTCCTTCGATGGCGATGGCGACAACAGCTTTAATAGCCTCTCTGTAAGGGTCGGGTCTTTCTTCTCCCCGATCTCTGATGGGAGGGCTGGCATCTGGGGCGGTTTGTACGCAACTTGGGGCGGCTGGGACCGGGAGGCGCAACCGGCCAGCATCAACAAGAGCATTAATGTCAGACTGTTTTTTGTTGATCTCATTCTTGGCCTTTCGCAATGTTTCTGTTTGATTGTTGAGAGACGCTGCCAGCTCTTGCTCTTTGGCGCGTGACTCTTCATTGAGCTTGGCAATGTGAGCCTGCATCTCAGCGTCACGATCGGCATAGCCACTGTGGTGGCCATAAACGTATGCACTGCCAACAGCAATCATGGCCGCAATGATCAGGTATGGATTCACTGCCCAGCCTCACGTCTTGCTGCCGCGATCTCCTCGCGGACGTGATCGGGTTCCAGGTGCTCGGGTGGCGTGGTTGGTGGAGGTGGAGGCGTCCAGCTCTCATCCAAAGGTGGATTGATCCAGACTGGCAAAGCACCGCTGGGAGGCGCAGAGACAGGCATAGAAGGCGCTGGTGCAGCTGGGGCAGGCGTAGGTGCCGGTGACGGGTTTATTGCGTTGCTGACGGCCCCCACGGCACGCTTGCCAACAATGCCGCCAATACCGCCAACAATCAGCAACACAATGTCGTTGAGCATTTTGGTGTAGGCCTGGTCGATAGGTGCCATCGACTTGATGGGCTGAACGACAAACGTGACGCTATACAACAAGGCGATCACAATGCCAAACAAGATGATGGTGATCATCACCACAACAAAGCCCCAGATCCTGACCTCGATCTCTTCGGGGCTATATTTATTTTGACTTGACAACATCGGGTTCCACCTTCTTTTCGAGCACTGGAGCAACAAGATACTCGGGGCACGTCTGCGTGAATTGACACTGAGGTTTCTGGCACTCTTTTAATTCAAAGTTGTTGGGGTTCTGGCAAACGTAGCGATACCGATCCTCGCACCCAGCCAGCACCATGATGGTCAGACAAAGCAGCATTCGCATTTACTCTTCCTTCCTGTTGGCCTGATCCATCTTCTTGCGTTCTTCCTCAAGTTGTTTGCGCAGCCTCTCCATTCGTTCGATCTGCGCTTTGCTTTCCTTTTGCGTGCTTAATGTGTCGAAATACATGATTCCCACAATTGGCAGCATCAAGCAAAACACCAAGACCATTGCGATGAGCGCAATCAGAAACCCCATCGCACTTTTCTGTCCATCACGAGGAGTGACCAAAACACGCTCAGGTACACGATTATCAACAAGGCGGCGGCCAGGTAGATTGCTTTGTCCTGGAGATCGCTGATTACCCTTCTTCGTTGCCATCTTGCCTGCGCCTCACGCTGATCACGCACTTCCCTGGCTTGCTCTTGCTCAACTGCAATCTGCTCGCGCATCTCATTGAACCGTGTCCACAGATCTCCCAACTCTGGCGGCGACTGGTATATCATTTGCTCGCGCAAGTCAGTCTCCATCTGCCTCAACTGGGTGAGCACAAGGGTGCGCTGCAAGGCACGCTCGGCCAAAGAGTCAACGCCTTCGTAAACTTCTTCCTTTGACTTGCGCTCTTCTTCTTTGTAGAAGTCTTGAATCTGCTGCATATGCCGCATGAATTCACCAAGGCGCTTTGCAATGTCACCCATGACCTGGTTAGGGTCATAGGCTGCGACTTCCTGGACGCGCTTTTGCTCTGCAACGATCTGCTTTTTTTGCTCTTTGGTTGGGTTTGGCCCAAACATCCCAGCAATTTCACCAACGATCTTTTTAACGTCACCGGCAGTGTTTTTAACATCCTTATATGTGGCAATGCCCTGCTTGATAGCGCTGAAAGCGCTTGAGGCCATAAGTAGGATGCTGATCGGATCCACATCTTAGATGCCAAGCAGTTTTTTCACAATGTCAGCGGCAACGCCAGGACCAAACAAGATGGCAGCGATCACGATGTAGAGCTGGATCTCGATCTTTTGCATTCGGCTTTTTCCAGACTCGAGCTTTTCTTCAATCGCTTTATATCGCTGATCGCAAATGGCCTGGTGGATGGCGAATTCTTTTTCCACGTTGTCCATTACCAAGGCACTCCAGTGGCTTTAACAGGGTTCTTCTGCAATTCAATCTGCGCCAACAAAGCCTCTTCAACAGCTTCTTTATCCACACCATTGGCCCATATCCATCCTAAGACAGTTTCTTGTGTCAGAGAGTCGTATGGCACTGTTGGAGAACCATCACTCCATGAGCAAGTGTTCACAATGGATGCAGAGTAATCCCCATCTGTTGCAGTTGCTTGCCAATGTGCGGTTGTGACAAAACCATCTAAGGTTTGTCGATCAAGATTTGAGATTGTCCAAGTAATCATGCTGACTCCAAAGCAGTTATACGGGCGGTGAGTGATTGAATGATGGCTTGTTGTTCTTGTATTGCCGCCGTGAGGGTTGCAACCAAGAAGCTGGTGTCGATGCCTTGATAGACAGGTTTTCCGTCAGCATCCACAGCGTCTTTTTCACCAGTTACGCACTGAGGAACAACTTCAGCAAGTTCGTGAGCAATAAAGCCTTCACCGTCAGAGCCATCTGTGTTCCACTTGTAAGTTACTGGTTTGAGTTGAGCCAATTTAGCCAATGCGCCTGTCATTGGTGCAATGGTGTTCTTCAGGCGATAGTCGGAGGATGTGTTGTAAGCAGTTGTAGTCCCGTTTGTTGTAATAGAACCCGGACTAGAGCCACCAGAAGCCGAACCAGATGAACTTGCGTTGTAATAAAACTTAATTAGTGTGCCAGCAGTGCTTCCATTTTTGCAAATAAAAGCAACGTCATTACCTCCATTGTCAGCCAAACCCAAACCGCCACCAGCAGTCAATGAACCGCCTTTTGATACGTTATATGGGCTTGATGTAGTCCCCACCAGCAAGTTACCGCTGGAGTCGATACGGGCGCGTTCTTGTGGCGCAAGCGCATTGCTTTGTGTTGTAAACAAAAGCCCCGTTCCAAAATCTCCATCAGTTGAGTTTTCTTTGTAAGATTGAATTGTGCAACCACCTGCGGTGTATGCCCCGCCAGAGGTATATTTGACGCTAAATGCAATGCCAGCACGGGGCGTAGCGTTATAAGCAGTGGTGCTTTGAACTAACATTTGCCCAAAACAATTTGTGTCAAAAGTAGTGTTTGCACCCGTAATTTGAAGTCTTGTAGATGGCGAACTTGTGCCAATACCCAAGTTACCGCTTGCATCAAGGGTCATTGCTTGGGTGAAGGTGATGGTGTTGCCTGCTGTGCCGGAGGCGGCTGTGTACCACTTATGAGCGCCTCCTGCCATTACATATTGTTCAGCATAATTTGAAGAAATATATTTCCATCCTGAACCATAGTGATAGGCATTTCCAGATAATGTTGCTTCATCATTTGTGTAGGCTGATAAACTGGCATTAAGGACTTGCAATACCTTTTGACCTGACAAAGCCCAAGCACTAGGCGTAACACCCAATCCCAAGTTACCTGCGCTGTCAAATCTTGCGATCTCGGTCCCGCCAGTAGCGATGGCAACAGTATCAGCAGCAGGGAACAAGATGCCCGTGTTGGTATCGCCA